ATCCGAACCCTTAAAAGTTCGTGTCATAACAAAATCGGAAGCTATGCCCTCCTATGCAAGTAAGTTTCTTCAGAAGAAAATGAAATCTTATATTAATAGATTCCCATCTATGGTTCTTACAACCCGTCCTTTAGATCAACTTGACTTTCGTCGAGTCTGGTCATTAGAAGGGATATAGAAACAAGATTTGGTATTAAATTAATGTTTGATGCTCATACTTCTGGAGATTATTCTTCTGCCACAGATAAACTAAATGTCCGTTTTACGAAATTGATATTTGAAGATTTTATGGTAGCTCTTGGTGTTCCAGAAATTGATAGAGATATATATCGATCTGTTCTTTATGAACAGAGACTTGTGTATCCCGAACAATATCTGGGTTTCCTCCTTGATCCCAAGAATAACGTAGCCCATCTTGATATATCTGAGGGTGGTGACTTCACAATTGAACAGAAGAACGGACAACTTATGGGTTCCATATTGTCCTTTCCTGTCCTTTGTTTAGCCAATCTCATATGTTACAAGATGGCATTAGATGAATATATCAATGAAATCAAATCCAAAACAATCAAGAAGGTAATACATGTTAATGTATTCTCCCTTCCTGTACTTGTCAACGGTGATGATATTTATTTCCGTACCAATTCTCGTTTTAACGAGATTTGGATGAAATATATCACCATCGCTGGCTTTGAACTTTCTATTGGAAAAAATTATGTTCATTCTAGTGTTTTTACCATTAACTCTCAGTGCTTTACATATAACAGTACAACAGATACTCTCCGTGAAATTACCTATCTTAATGTTGGCCTTCTTAAAGGTCAATCTAAGTCTGGTGTTATCGGAGAGACCCTACCTATTTGGGACTTATATAACAAAGTTTTAAAGGGTTCTAACAACAAGTTAGACACACACAAAAGGTTTCTGATGTATCATAAAAATAGTATTACCCAATGTACCGGATCAAAAAAGATTAACGGTATTGTTAAGGGTGGTAATTACAATTTACTCCTTCCTAAAGTCTTAGGGGGTCTCGGATTTATTCGGCCTACACCTCAATTAGAGGTGAAGATTACCAATTTCCAGAGACAGCTCGCTACTTATTTTCATAATAAACACACCCTTGCTCATAACAAACCTACAATAGGTCTTGTTACTGGCAAATGTGCTTTAATCGATGAAAATGCTCCAAAGATTTATGACCCATATCTTGGTGAATCTATACATCAAACAAAACTCAGAACTGAGCCTATGCCTGAGGGATATCTTTATCCTAAGGATTTGCCAGCACCTGAACATTTGATGTCTCACCAACTTTCAAACATGAAGCCTCTTTTAAAATTCCGATCTTTAACCGGAAATTTACTTAGAGATTTCCGAGCCTCTCCTGAGAAATCATATAGAGGTACCATTAACTGGTTTAATTTAGAAAATTGTTTG